GTAGCTCTGGACCTCACGCTCGCTCAGGCCGATGTCAGGGCTGCCGGCGATCGGGCGGATCGACTGGGCAGGGCTGGCGACCTGGACGGGCTGCTTGGCGCGCTTGGCCAGTTCGGCCAGGGCCAGCTTGTTGGCTTCGGCTTCACTGACGCCGCGCTCGATCAGGTCGGACGCCTTGTCATCAAGCTGATGCTCACGGCAAAGGGTGGTGATGCTGGAAACGCGGGCGCGCTCTTCGGCCATGGCCTGAGCCCGCACCTCGTCGAGGTTGGGGGTGTTGTCTTCCATGTGTTGGGGAAGGGAGGTGGACGGGTTGGCCTGGGCCGGGGCGCCGGTTTCGAGCTTTCGCCCGATGCCGACAGTTGGATCCGCAGGGAGCGACACGACAGACACTTCATGGGGTTCCCATGAGGTGGCCATCACCGTCGAGTCACCACGGTCTTCTGCTTCGCCGATCGAATAGCCGACACTCACGTTGCGGAGGATTCCGTCAGTGATGTCGCCCACGATCTGCTGGGCAAACTCGTTACGGCTGAAACGCACGCGGGCCATGCCGCGCCGCTTCTCACCGTCAACCCATGCGCGCTCCACCACACCGATCACGCGATCAGGGTCGTGGTTGAACAGCACCGGCGCACCGTCGTTCAACCGTGAAAGGTTGACTGCACCGGGCGCATGGCTCAGGATCTCGTCGCCGAAGTAGCGGGCGACAGGCTGCTCGCTGGAGAAAGAGAACTCCATCGTGCGGTCCTCATCCTGCGCGCGGAACTCCGTCGCCTCAAAGCGCCGGTGCTCTTTGCCAGTGATGTCTCGCGCGAGATCCATTCAGACCATGAGTCTGGTTCAGGCTATGGACCGTCATTCGTCCACCAGCTCAGTGACATCTGCCGCTGCCGGGTCAGGCGACTCCATGTGCTCGGCTCCCGCTTTGTCCACCTTGTTCGGGTTGGTGTCGAACACCAGGCCCAGCTCCTCTTGCTCGGCGATCTCGGCGGCACGCTGCTGGATGAACTCGTGATAATCGCCGCCTCTGCTCATCACCACCTCGGCCTGGGTCATAAAGCCATTGCGGACTGCTGACTTGTAGGCCTCGCCTTCCTTGACTGGATCCACCCATTCCCAGCCACGCGCCACCCACTTCACCGCCGACTCGAAACGCTCCGGCTCCTGCTGGTAGCCCGGCAGCGACAGCTCACCGCTGCCTACCGCTGCTCGCAGCCAGGCCTTGAACACCCGCTGGTGGAACATGCGGATCACCCGCTGCTGCAGCGACCGCCAGTTTTCACGGTCTTCAAGGATCGCCAGCCGGCTGGATGAATAGTTCGTCTGGCTGAAGTCCCGCGAAACGCTCTCGTAGCTCACGCCCAGCCCCGCGGCCATGCTGCGCAGCATCACCCGCACGAACGGCTCGAACTGGCCATCGGGGCTGTGCAGGTCAGGCACGCTGACCGACTGCCCAGGGAACAGCGTCTTGTAAACGCCAGCCTCAAACGTGGTGACGTGCTCGCCGTCGATCAGCTCAGGCTCGCCCAGCTCCTCGCCTGCGCCGCTCTCGGTGGTGATGAAGCCCATCAGGGCTGACGACGCCCGTGCACGCACCACCTCGGCTTCCTGGTAGCCGACCAAGTGGTGCAGCTGCTTCAGCGCCGAAGCGAACCACGTCACGCCACGCGACTGGCCGGGGCGCTCAGGGATGAAGACGTGAATGATCTGATCGGCCGGCACGATCACCCGCGCCTGCGTGTAGCCGGTGCCAAGGCGGGAGTCGCCGGGATGCCGCGCCAGGAAGGCGTACTCCACCGGCCGGCACCATTCGTCCACATGCACGCCCATCCGCCATTCGCCGCCGCTCACCTGCTGGCCTGGCACGGTGCTGCGGCCATCAATCGTCTCGTCCAGCTGGTCGGCTTCGATCAGCTCCAGCGCCAGCGGGATTCGCCCGCCACCAAACGACTGCGGCACCAGCCGCACCAGGATCTCGCCGCTCTCGGCTGGCCCGGTGATCACCTGCTCCTCGATGTCCTGGAACGACAGCGAGCCGCCGGTGTGGCACACCTCCGCCGCACACCATGCAGCGAACATCCGCTCGATGCGGCCGTTGGTCAGGTCGTCCTGCCGTGGTTTGCCGGCTCGGCCGCGCTGCATCATCACCTGCATCTGCATCCTGATGCCGGTGCCGATCACGTTGTTGCGGATCGTCCTGATCGCTGCCTTCGCGTGGTCGCTGTCGCGGATCACCTGCCGCGCACGATTGCGCAGCCGCACCATGCTGCTGCGGATCTCGGCATCGGCGCTGGTGCCGCCCGCCAGCCAGTCAGCCGTCAGGCGGCTGATCTTGGCACCCTCGTATTGGCGGATGGCGTCACTCACGATCCGAACCTCACGAACAGGTTGCGCGGATCACCCAGGCCGGCGGCCACCTTCTCGGCCGCTCGCTCGCGGGCCACTTCTGCCTTGAGCTGTGATTCCCGTTTCATCAGTGCGCCCAGGTCGAGCTTCGTCGCCTGCCGACTGCCGATGGCGTACTGGCTGACGCCGCCGCTGATGATCGTGCGAATCGCGGCTTGCACCGCCGCCAGGTCGATCTCGTTCTGGCTGCGGCCATCGAACGCTGCCGGCGTGCCGGTGTACGCCAGCGATGGCAGCACCGTCAACGACCCGGTGCCCATGGTCATCGCCAGAGCGCCATTCGTCGCCCGTGCCGTCCAGCTCCAGGTGCCGGCATCGAAGGCGGTGGTGGTGGCTGCAGCGATCGTGAAGTCCCAGCTGCCGGTAGCGCCAGCAGTGCCGACCACCGTGGCGCCTTCGCTGGCGGCGTTGAAGCGCAGGTAGTAGGTCAGCGTCCAGGCGGCTGAACTCACCAGAGCGCCTTGGCTGTCCACTCCAGCTGGGTCATTCCACGTCAGCGAGTCGCCGGCCGTGATGCTTCGTGGGATGTTCACCCGCTCTATTCGCGCTTGCCATCAGTCTGTGGAGCCTTACCAGGCCGTAACAGAGTTGATCGCTGGCCTTACTCGGGCCTTCCGTGCAGGCTCTGGCGGTGGCTGCTCGGCTGTTGCCGCTGCCTTCACCTGCCGCTCCAGCTGCTCCCACATCGTGGCGCGGTTGTAGCGACGGGCCAGCAGCTGCAGCACGGCGTAAGCGATCCGCGTGCAGTCGCCCGCTTCGTCGCGCTCGCCCTGGGGAAGCTCCCAGTCGTAGACCGTAAAGCCCTTCACCTGCCGCGGCCGGCGCTTCCATGGGAACAGCTCGCGCAGGAATTGATCACTCGCCGCCTGCCCAAGGTGCATGTAGGCGGGGCCCGGCTGGTCGTTCCGTAGCCGCCCCTGCAGGTGAGCAATCGACGTGTCGCTGCCCATCATGTACAGCAGCACGCCCCGCTTCGTCACCGCCTGATTGCGGTGGTTCACATCGACGGCGCTGCCCTTGCCGATGATCGGCTTGCCCTTGCTGCTGGTGCCTTTTACCGGCACCCAATCCGGTGTTGCCTTGCAGTACCGCCGCACCCTATGCGTGGCGTGGCCGCCGTCGTCAATGCCGCCCTTGGCAATCACCAGCTCAGCGCCATCTTCTCGTCGCCACTTCGTCGCCCGCACCGCGTCCAGCTGCTGCCACACCTCATCGGCCTGGGGGTCGCCGTGGATCTCGCCGTGGAAGATGTGCCATGCCTCTTCGCCACGGCCCCAGCCCCAGATCGTCACGACCAGCCGCTCGCCGATCGAGCCGCCGCCACCCTGCACGTCCACGCCCGCCGTAAGCACCAGCACTCCAGCCGGCACCACACCATCGGCGTAGCCGTTGCCGGCTTCCAGGTTCTGCCGGCGCTTCGCCAGGCCATCGGCGCTGAACTGATTCGCCAGCGTGTCTTCCCATGCCTGTGCTGCTCGCTTATTCACCCAGCCGATCAGCAGCTGCGGGTCGTGGTTGGCACGCAAGAACTGGTTGCGGATCTCCCCCCAGCTCAGCCAACCAAGCGGTGCGTACCAGGCCGGCAGGTGGAAGCCGGCGGTGATGCCATCACCGGACGACTGCGGCACCCAAATCCCCTCCGGCAGAAATCGGCTCTTGTGCCGTTCCTCGAAGCGCTCGCCGCAATGGGCGCATTCGTACAGCACCTCACCATCCGGCCGCTCCCACTTAAAGCTCGACCACAGCAGCGCCTGCCGCTCGCCGCACGCAGGGCATGGCACCTCATAGCGGCGCTGATCGCTGCGGGTGCGGTACTCCTTCGTGACGCGGCACGATCCCGCTTCGCCTGGGGTGCTGGTGATCAGCGTCTTCCCCCGCGGGAAGTTGGCGGTCCTGGCCTCAAAGTTCTCCAGCGGGTCGCCCTTGCCGTCCATGTCCAGCGGATAGCTGCTCACCTCATCGGCGAACAGGTTCGCCGCCGGCATCGATTGCCCAGAGCTGGCGCTGTTCGCACCGGTCAGCACAAACAGGCCACCTGGGAACAGCTTCATAAACATCGTGTTGCCGCTGTCCCGGCTCCTTGATGGCGGGATCTTCTCGGCGATTCGTGGCGTGTCGCGCACGAACGGCTCCAGCCGCTGGCGGTTCAGCCGCTTGGCCATCTCGATGGTGGGCTGCGTCAGCAGCGTTGGCGCCGGCCGCTGGTCGATGATGTAGCCCAGCCAGTTCAGCCCCGCTTCAGTCTTGCCCAACTGGCTGCCGAACATCAGCACCACCCGCCGCACCCTGCTGCTGGCGCTCAGGCAGTCCATCGGCTCGCGCAGGTATGGCGTGCGGC